GGACGACGACAGCAGACCTCCTGACCGCAACAGCCGCATCTGGATATGTATTCCCATCTGCGGGTCTTTTGGCCTCGGCAGGCGGAGCGAATTACACTTATTCTGTGTATGCCAAGGCCGGGACTAGCGACACGATGCAGTTGCTCGTCGGCGCAGCGAGCACCTACAACGCCACCTACACTTTCTCGACAGGTGCAACATCGAGCGTCTCAGCAAATGCTTCAGCGACGATGACGGCTTGTGGAAACGGCTGGTATCGTTTGACGCTGACCTGTAATTCTGTGGCGAATAACGCTTACTCCGAGTTGCAGATTGGCCGATTAGCTTCTGGCTTGACTGTCTACCTCTGGGGCGCACAACTCGAAGCAGGCTCCTTCCCCACCAGCTACATCCCCACGACAACTGGCAGCGTCACACGCGTCGCGGATGTTGTGAAGCTGTCGGGGAGCGCGCTGACGACGGCTCAGAGCGGGACTGCTTCTGCTGCTGCTCAAACGTCAAAGCTGCTCGAAGCAGGCGCGGCAAATCACGTTATATTAGGCGCATTTAGCGGCGGATATAGATACCTACTTTACAGCAACTTTAGTAATTCAAGCATTTCTGCCGCGACCAGCGGTTCTTACGGTGTTGCAATTGGGGCAAGCGGCACATTTACTGGTGGAAGCGTTCGCGGCGTTGTTGGCTGGGATGCAAACGGAACATCAATTGTTGCAAACAATGGGGCTGTAAATCCTTCAACCAGTTTCAAGATAAACTCCACAGCAAACAATGTTTATCTTGGGACAAGTGGTTCAGGCGAATATTTAGACGGATGGGTAGCTTCGCTCGCCCTCTACAACCAACGCCTCCCCGACGCCATCCTCAAACAGAAATCAACCGTTGGAAGCCCCTACTAATGACTGACATCATCTTCAACTCGCACGACTACGAGACGCTACTCGCCGACGCGGAGCGGCTTGGCTTCACGACCGAGGACGCCGAGGGCAACGTCACCATCATCACGAACGGCTCGCTGGGCGGAACCGGCGGCTGGTTTCTCAACATCGTCGGCACGGTCTACGAGCCGGTGACGCCGCCTGCGAACCCGGAAGACCCGTGGCCCGCGCCTGTCCCGCGTGAGGGATTTTGGGGCAGGCTCCGGCTCAACGGCGACACCAGCGGCGTGCCTCCCTTCGACCCGTCCATCACGCAGTATGTCTATAACGCCGAATTGGGCGGCTGGACTGATGACGGCGTGACCTTAGCCCCTGATTGGGTTGGGCAGATTGGGATGATCGCGTAATGGCTGGACTTACTCTGCTCCGCGTCGTCAGTAACGAACAGCTTGATAGGGCTGAACGTGAACGCATGGATCGCGAGCTTCAGGCGCGGCAGCAAAGTTCAGTCATGCTGGGCATCTCGGCATATCTTAAAGAGTGCTGGGATGCCGCACGTATCGCACGTGAGCCTATAAATGACATCATGCTTAAAGCTATGCGCCAGCGCAATGGGGAGTATGAAGCGGATAAGCTGGATGGAATCCGTAGGCAGGGTGGGTCCGAAGTCTATATGATGCTGACGGAAGTCAAATGCCGTGCGGCTGAAAGCTGGCTTCGTGATATCCTGTTGGATACGGGTACCCCTCCGTGGGATATGGCTCCTACGCCCATTCCGGACCTATCGCCCGATGATAGCGCCGAATTGCAGGAAGCCTTTGCCGAACAGGTTGTTGAGATCATTCAGAGTACAGGCATGGCTCCGACAAAATCGGAGATGCTGGAGCTTAAGGAAGTCGTTTCGCAGGAACTCAGGTTCCGCACGCTTCAGGCAGCGCAAATGCGCGTTGACAAAATGAAGATTAAGATCGACGATCAGTTTATCCAAGGTGGCTGGCCGGAGGCGTTCAATGAGTTTATTACTGATCTGGTTACTTTTCCTTGCGCTTTCATTAAAGGTCCAATCGTACGTCGTCAGCGCCATCTATCGTGGGCAAAGAGCCCGGATGGGCGTACTATCGTCGAAGCAGGTGAAAGACTTGCTCCGGAGTTTGAACGGGTAAGCCCATTCAATATCTATCCTGAGCCGGGGATTACCCGGATCAATGACGGCTATTTGTTTGAGCACCACAAACTCAGCCGCATGTCTCTGGCTGATCTGATCGGTGTACCCGGATATGATGATCAGGCGATTCGTAAGGTCCTTGAAGAGGGACCCGGTCAGACTTGGGTGACTGAAACGGTCGAGACCGAGCGCGAGGAAGAAGAACGTAAGTTCTATACCGAGATGCGCCCGACTGATATGTTCGATGCGCTTGAGTTCTGGGGCAAAATCAGCGGTAAAATGCTCCGTGAATGGGGTATGACCGAGGAAGAAGTGCCTGATGAGGCTCGTGAATACGACGCAAATGTCTGGCTCGTGGGGAACTATGTCCTCAAAGCGGTGCTAAACTATGATCCGCTAGGTGAAAAACCCTACGCCAAGACCTCTTTCATCAAGACTCCGGGGTCTTTCTGGGGCCGTGGCATCCCTGAGATCATCGAAGACCTTCAGAATATCTGTAATGCAGCGGCGCGAGCCCTTGTGAACAACATGAGCATCGCTTCCGGACCTCAAGTTGAGGTGAATCTGGAGCGAATCCCGCCAAATGAAGACATTACGCAGCTTCATCCTTGGAAAATTTGGCAAGTTCTCAATGATCCACTGGGTTCGTCGGCTCCTGCAGTACGTTTCAACCAGCCAAACGATAATGCTAACACTCTTATGGCTGTCTATGAGCGTTTTAGTCGCCTTGCCGACGATCATTCGGGCATTCCATCATATATTTACGGGGATGTAGACGTTAAAGGCGCTGGTCGGACCGCATCTGGCCTGTCCATGCTCATGGGATCAGCCGGAAAAGGCATACGTCAGGTGGTTATGCACATCGATAACGACGTTATCATGCCAGTTGTCGAGCGCCAGTTCGTATACAATATGAGATACGACCCCGACGAGTCGATCAAGGGCGATGCGCAGGTTATTCCGCGCGGTGCTGTCAATCTGGCGGTTAAAGAGACGGTTAACATGCGTCGTGTTGAGTTTCTCAACGCTACCGCCAACGAAATGGACATGGGGATCATTGGTCCGGATGGCCGCGCGGCGATTCTTCGTGAGATTGCCAAGGGTCTACAGATGCCGGTCGACGAGATCGTGCCGTCTCGGGACAAACTCTCCTATACGACGCGGGTTAAGGCGGCTCAGCAGGCGCAGGCTCCGCAGCAGCCGCAAGGCGTTACACTCGATCAGGCAGGGAACCCTGCCGGTGGTATGCAGGCGGCTGTCGCCCGCCCGCAGGGAGGCTAAATGGTACGTCCACCTCCCGAAATTCTTCAACAGTGGGGCACTATCGCCCGTCAGCATCCAGCCGTCGTCCAGTGGGTGAGCGAATGGTATAGGCGGGAACTAGAGCAGCTTCCATACGTTGGAGGATCGACATCTTTGGCGCAGGGGCGGTGCCAAGTGTTGACAGAAATGAATAAACTGTTACAAGATGCCCCTGATTTGGCAGCAGAATCTCGGAAGAGATAGCCCGCCACTTAACCACGCACACCGAGAGGAGCGTTCTAATGGCCATACCCGAGCAGATTCGTCGTCAGTCTGAGGCTATTGCGAAGCACTATTCGCAGGCCGATACCCAGTCCGAAACCGTAGAAGACACTGTCGCTACGGCTGAGGAAGGTGTTGGTGCGTCTGGTTCTGAGCAGGCCGACAGTGTCGAGAATACTGCACCTGAGTCCGCGTCTAACGAGCAAAGGCGTCCGGACACCAAGGAAGAAGAGACTTTCGAGAAGCGGTACAAGACCCTTCAAGGTATGTACAATGCTGATACAACCCGGCTTCGGGCTGAGAATCAGCAGATAAATCAGCGTGTTACACAGCTAGAACAGCTTTTGGCGTCTCTGTCTGGACCGGCTGCAAAGTCGCAACAGGCGGCTACGAAACTTGTGACCGAGAAAGATATCGAAGAATACGGGGATTCCATTGATGTCATGCGTCGCGTGACGGAGGAGTCATTGTCGGCTCGCGATAATCGTATTGCCGAACTGGAGCAGATGATTCGTCAGATGCAGACCAGTGTTATTCCTCGTGTCGAACAGGTCGCACATAAACAGGCTGTTTCGTCTGAGCAAATGTTCTGGTCAGAACTATCTGCGGCTGTCCCCAACTGGAGAGACATCAACGCAGATCAGAACTTTCTGGACTGGCTCATGGAAGTGGACCCGCTGACGGGCATGTCCCGACAGACATATCTGGAAGACGCCCAGCGCAATCTTGATACGCGCCGTGTCGTTAATTTCTTCAATGCTTGGCAGGGTAACGTAGGCCACTCTGTTGCTCAATCACCTCGGGACGCAGTAGCGTCTGAACTCGATAGACAGGTCGCGCCGGGGCGCAGCCGTGGAGGCGGCGCTCCAGCGAAGGATCAGTCCAAAACCTATGCGCCAAAGGACATTCAGAAGTTCTTTGATGACGTACGTAAGGGTGTTTATCGGGGGAAGGAAGCTGAGCGCGACCGAATCGAACGCGATATCTTCGCTGCACAACGCGAAAATCGCATTGTCGCCACTGGTTAAGCAGGAGCTAACCCATGTCTTTTCCCGTCTCTGCGGGCCGTCCTAACTATTCCGGAAACTTCATTCCGGAAATCTGGAGCGGCAAGCTCATTCAGAACTTCTACGACGCTACGGTGCTTGGCGCTATCGCCAACACGGATTATGAAGGCGAGATCAAAGGTCAGGGCGATACGGTTAATATCCGTACGATCCCGAACATCACGATCCGCGACTATGTCAAGGGCCAGAGCCTGACGGTCGAGAACCCCGACAAGCCGAAGGTTCAGTTGCTCATCGACAAGGGTGAGTACTTTGCCTGCGTCGAAGACGACATCGACAAGGTTCAGTCGGACATCAAGCTCATGGACATGTGGTCGAAAGACGCATCCGAGCAGATGAAGATCAAGATCGACCAGCGCGTCCTGACGGATATGCTTGTTGATGTTGCGGCTGCGAACAAGGGCCTGACGGCTGGTGAACAGTCGGCTGCGTTCAATCTTGGCACGACGGGTGCGCCGTTGACCGTTACCAAGGACGGTTCTGGCGGTACGTCTTCTGTCCTCGATCTGATCGTCGACATGGGCACCGTCCTTGACGAAGCCAATGTTCCGGAGCAGGACCGCTTCCTCGTCATCCCGGCTCGTATGGCTGGTCTGATTAAGAAGTCGGAACTGAAGGACGCTTCGCTTACGGGCGATTCGACTTCTCCGATTCGCAATGGCCGTCTGGGCATGATTGACCGCTTCACGCTCTATGTGTCGCACAATCTGAAACTCAGCAGCGGCAAGACCAACATCATCGCCGGTCACAAGATGGGTTTCACCTTCGCGTCTCAGATGACGGAGATGGAAACCATTCGTTCGGAGACGACGTTCGGTGACATCATCCGTGGCCTGCAGGTGTATGGCTACAAGGTGATTAAGCCGGAAGCGCTTTCGACCGCAGTCGTCCAATTCTCGTAAGGAGATATAGAAATGGCTAATTATACGGACTCCTACGGGTTCAATCAGGGTACGGCGGCTTTCCCGGCGAATAACCCAATCAGTATAATCGAAGTTAAGCTTGACTTTGCTGAGATTATTGCTGCTCGTGCTGCCGCTGGTGCGACTGCACTTGTTGCTACTGATACGCTTCAGGTTATTCCGCTTCCTGCCGGTACTGTTATCTTATCAGGTGGACTACAGGTTACTACTGTAGAATCCACTAACACAACGGCGACATTGGATTTAGGTTTTACCGGCGGTACGACGGGCCTATTTGCAAATGATACGGCGACTAACGCTTTGGCTTACGATATTGAAAATCTCGCTAATCCATATGCTGTGACTTCGGCGGATACCGTTGATCTCCTGCTTAATACGGCTGTGCCGACCGATTGCGTAGTTAACGCATTTGTTGTCGTCGCAAACGTAGCTGCAAATTACGTGTGATTGTAGGGGCTTCGGCCCCTACCTTCCAATAGGAGGTCATAATGTCTGTCTATGATGGCGTTACACATTCCAGACTCAAGGCCATCAACCTTGAGGCTGATTCAGCGACGTTGACGACGGCGACCATTACGAATCCTCGGTTCACCGGGGTTGTTCTGAATGTTCGTAAACGTCTGACGGTTGCGCAGGTCAACGCTGGTGTTGAACTCGTTGCGGCTGTTAGTGGCAAGTCTATCCGTATGGTCGATTGTAAGGCTATTGCGATTGGCGGTGCCGCTGGTGCAGTCACGACGGTTGATGTCACCGGCACTTTGACTAATTCGCGCAAGCTCGTTGCTTTCGCTCAGGCTAGTTTGACGCAGAGTACTGTCCTCACTGCTGGTGGGTCTGGTGCGGCTGTGCTTGCTGATGGTGCGTCTTATACGGCTAATGATGCTGGTACGGCGATTAATGTCAGCAAGACTGGTTCCAGCGTAACGACGGCTACGCATATCGACGTTATCTTTGACTACGTCCTTGAATAATAGGTTGGGGCCACGGCCCCACCTTCTCCCATTTGTTTAGGGGACTAGTATGCCGTCCAACCTTACCGGATCGCAGATAAAAGATACCTATAATCAACTTTTGCACGTTGATGGTGGGCCAACTGCAACCGAAAAAACTGTATATAGTGGAGCAGGTACGACTACGCCGCTTAAAATCGGCACTGGGTCTGTATCCGTATATAATGTACGTATTTCTTCTGGGGGAATATCTCCGATTGCCGGAACTTTTAGTATGTCCGGCGTCAACATTACTAGCGGACAAGTTACTGGCATTACTACATTTTCTACAAGTAATGCTACTATTACTGGCGGCGTGATTAGTGGCATTACAGAGTTATCTGTTTCCGACGGCGGCACTGGTGTTTCTACTCTAACCGGATACGTCAAAGGCAACGGCACATCGCCGTTCACATCTTCGGCCACGGTGCCGTTTGCTGATCTCGGCGGTCGTGCTTACGGCATGTTTTCTGATGTTACTGACCAGACGGGCAGCGTATCTGCGGCCACCGCAGTACTTTTTGGCACTAACGAGATCACTGGTGCCGGTATATCTATAGCAAGTTCTTCTAGAATTACGTTTACTACTGCTGGAACCTATATGGTAGCCCCAAATCTGCAGTTTTATAACTCAGATTCAGCGGATCACGACGTTACTGTGTGGTTGATGCTAAATGGTTCGAATGTGGCTCGGTCTGCTACAAAGGTAACAGTACCAAAGGCGGGAGATGG